AGTACACCAAAACCACAGACTCACCTTTAGATGCAGTAGTAGGCAAAAAGACCATGTATATAGCAAGTTCTGATTGTCATAGTACAGAGGAAAAAGAGATAGGTTGTTGGACAGACGGAAAGCCACTTTACCAAAAGACTATTGATTTTGGAACTTTGCCAAACAATACTGTAAAGCAAGTTAATCACGGAATAAGCAATTTAGAAACAATAGCAAATGTATACGGCACTCTATACTATACAGGCTTAATCTATGGCGAAATGATGAACCCTGTTATAGCACAGAAAAAATTTAGAACGTCGGTCAGAGAAAATGTAGTTGAAGTATCAACAGACGATAACATGAGTGCTTATAGTGCTTATGTTACCATTCAGTACACCAAAACAACCGATACGGCAGGAAGTGGACAGTATACACCTGCAAGCGGAAAAGCAGTTCATTACAGTACGGATGAACAGGTAATTGGTACATGGATAGACGGAAGTACGCTTTATAGGAAAACAATAGACATTGGAGCGTTGCCAAATAGTGCAACCTCAAAATCCTATGCTCATGGTATAACAGGTAATATAGTACGCTATGATATATCGGCTATTGATAATAGTGGAACGGTCATTCAACTACCCTTTTATTCAACCGCAAATAATTACAATATAGGTGTATATGTAACAAGCACAAATATTGTGGTTGAAACGCAAAGGGATAGTTCGGGGTATACGCATTGTTATGCAACACTAGAATATACAAAGTCAGTATAAAGTGAGGTGAAAATATGAGTGTAAACACAAAAGTAAATGGACAGTTAGTAAAAAGTGCAGGGTTGTATTCTGTAAGTACACCTATCGGCATGGCAGATATTTATTCTACCGAAGAAAAAGAGGTGGGTTTATGGATTGACAATAAACCGCTTTATCAAAAGACATTTTTAATTACACCTACAAGCCAAAGTTCTACAATAGACGTATCATCTTTGAATATTGAAAAACTGATTGATAGACAGGCAACTTTTACAAGGACAATTAGTTCATCAAATATTCAACAGAAAGACGTTGAATACAGAACAGAAACTAACACAAACCCTAATTATGGTATATTGTGTGAGTTAAGACAAAATTACATACAGTTAAGTGTAGAAGCATACACGTTGTCAGAAATAACAGAGATACGTTTAACCATTAAATACACCAAAACGGCAGATACACCATGGAGCGGAAAGTTCGTACCACAAGGCTATGGCTATGTTTCAAGCGGTGATATTTACAGTTTTGAAGAAAGACGGATAGGTGTTTGGGTAGACGGAAAACCGTTGTATCAGAAAACCATGCGTTTTACAAGTGGGTGGTCTTTAGGAAATTGGGCAACACTAGCAAACTTATCATCTTTAAACATCGAAAGATTAGTAAAAACTGACGGTATTTTCACACGTTCTTCGGGTGGCACGACTATTCAGTCATCATTTAATGGTAGTATATTCCCCGAAAGTACAAATTCAGTACAGTATAAAGTATCAGTAAGGTATAATAACAACGGAAACCTTGAGTGTCTTGTATTAACCTATGATGATATAACATACATAGACGTTACCCTACAATACACCAAAACCACAGACGTAGCAGGAAGTGGTGAATACGTACCTAGTGGTGACAAGGCGGTGCATTATTCAGCAAATGAAGAAGTTATTGGCACGTGGATAGACGGCAGTACGCTTTATAGGAAAGTATTTAGTGGATTGTCACTTTCAGTATCTGCAAATGGTACTTGGGTAGATACAGGAATAAATATATCCAATATAGATATAATTACATCGTGTTTATGTCGTGGTGACGTTTTTGTATGGAATATAATTAATGGTTTTAAAAATGAGGGTAAACTATATCTTACCACGGGACTTGTTGCAGGTAGTAACATTTTTGGTGTAAATACTATAATTCTTGAATACACCAAAACATCATAAGAGGTAACACATGAACGAAACAGTATTAAATCAAGCGTTAGAAACAGAACGCAGAAAAAATATATTTGCGTATATGGTCGAGCGTTTTAAAGAATACAATCAATCAAACAAATCATATTGGCAACTCACCAAAGAGTGTGCAGATAGGATATAACAATGGCTAAAATATATAGATATGCCAAAAGCAGAGGATTCACAGATAGGCTCTATATGGTCAATTTCATAATGGTATGGCTATTTGTATGGGCTTGCTTTGTTGCAACGCTATTTAGTGGCAAATTATGCGTTACAGACCTATCTGTGTTGAATACTTCAATAGGGTGTGCTTTCGCAGAGTTAGGTTTACATACAGGTTTCATTATTCACAAGGCTAAAATCGAGAACTTGGCTAAACACAAGGCTCTTGATTCAGCGAATATTAATGTAGATTAATTTGCCGAAATGTTGTAAAATAAAAGTATAAAAGGAGGACTCATCATGAGAACATGGAAAGATAAGTTAGCAAGTAGAAAGTTTTGGATATGTGTAGCCGCATTTCTTGGCTCAATAGCAACATCTATTAGTGGTATTGTTACAGACAATCAGACAGTCATAATTGTCGGTACGATATGTGGAATAGTTTCAGCCGCTATATATGCTTTCTGTGAAGCATGGGTTGATAGTAACCAGTAAGGAATAATTATGATAGTATTAGTGGGTGTATTATTAAGTACATTTATTGTAGCACTCACAAGTGCTTTGGTAGGTTTATGGCAGGTAAGATGTCATATGAAAGAACAGGAAAATAATCATGAGAATTGGTCATGCAAGTATAAGTGAAAATCAGAATAACGGAAGAGACGGTAAATCTAAAGCGGGCGACCAGACAGGCAAAGAAGTTTGTATTAGAACTTTCTATGCGAAGCCTTGGAAGTTTTTATTAAGATGTAAAGACCAGAATAAGGCAGAAATAATGGCGAAAGCGTGTGAGAGTATCTGCAATAACACCTGTGTCGGGTATGACCAATCTCAAAGATTAACCTTACACAATGAGCTTGCCAAACTCGACTATGACTATACCAAACTCAATACTCCATGTGAGTGCGATTGCTCTTCATTCATGACAGTATGTGCTGAATGTGCAGGTATAGCGATTCCCTATACAAACAATAATGCACCAGTTACTGCGAACATGGTAAAGTTATTTGAAAAGACAAAGATGTTTGAAGTAATAACAGACGGTATAAATGAAGAGAAGAATCTAAAGCGAGGAGATATATTAGTAGGTCCACCTAATACTCATACAGTAATGGTATTAGATGATGGTGCTCCTTCACATATACAGAAAAGAAGAGTGTTAAAGTATACATTACCATTTATGGTAGGTTCAGATGTTGTTTTAGTTCAACAGATTTTAAAGAATATGGGATATAATATATCAGTAGATGGTAAATTTGGTCCTAAAACAGAATCTACAGTTAAACAATTTCAAGATGAACATGGTTTAGAAGTTGACGGAATTGTAGGACCAAAAACGTGGTGTATGCTTGAAAAATATAACTAGATGTGATAGACTGAAAATGAAGAAAATCTTTGGTAGCTAGTTGAACTTACTTCTAAAACAGCTGGTATTTTTAGCTCAACAATATCACCAAAGATTTAATGGGAGATAAAAAATGACTAGTTGGATACCCGTAATTGTAGCAGTTATAACAAGTGGATTATCGTTGATTGGTGTTATCATGACTAATAATGCCAGCAATAAGTCCATTGAGAGTAAACTTGCTATAGCACAAGCGGTAACAGACACAAAACTTGATAATCTTGCAGATGAGGTAAAAAAGCTTAATTCTTTCGCTATGGATATACCCGCTATGAAAGCAGATATCGAAAGGCTTAAAGATGATATCAAGAGACTGGAGAAAGATTGATGGAGAGAGTTATTTCCTATTATGAGCACGAATCTCAAATGGCAAGAATGGAAAGAACTAATACAAGATTGTGGTTGTTATGTATCTTATTAGTTATTTTTTTAGTAGTTACAAATGGTTTATGGCTGTACTATAACAGTCAATGGGAAACAATTTCAGTAGAACAAGAGGCTTCGTCTGAAGGTGGGGGAAATGCTTTCATAAACTCTGGTGGAGATTTTAATTATGGCACGAGCGAAACAGACAGTAACGTACAGGCGCCGTAAGACCGGCGGTAGTTCTGGTTACGTTCAATGCAATATGTGTCATGGAACTGGAAGAGTAAAGAATGGGCACAGAAAGAAGAAGCGTTGACTACACTAACAGCATAATGGAACATCTTATAAGTGAATTAGTTCATTCTGAAAGAGATAGAGACATTTTGCATAGACGATACATTGACGGTCTAACATTCGATGAATTATCGGCTAAATTTAATATATCTGATAGACATATTAAAACGATTGTTCATAAATATGATAAAGTTTTGTTCTAACTTTATTCCTTCTTACCGGCACCTGAGATAATTACCCCTATCTCAGGTGTTCACTTTTATCAGAGATTCGTGAGTTCATTTCTACATTATATAATTGTACAGACATGAACAAGGAACGAAAAATAATCAAAGAATTAACAGTATTAATATATGAAGATATACAAGATAGGTGAAATTACCTATCTTTTTTCATGAAACCAGTTTACAATGTTTGCTAAATATGTTATAGTATGTTTAGAAACTTGAAAGAAAGGAGGTTCAGCATGATAAACATACGCATCGCAAAGTCAAAGAAATGTAACGGAGAGAAGTCTCTATTCATTACTTTCAATTATAATGCAGACATAGTTGACACTATCAAACGTGTATGTGAGGAAAGATTTTACGATAAAGATAAACGTGAATGGGAAGTATCTTATAAATACTTTGACGTTTTAAATATACATCTGCCTATGCTCGATAGAGTTCATGTGATAGAAGAGTATGTACCAGAAAAGAAAGAACACATTGATTTACCTTCTACTTTTCAGTACAAGACACAGCCATATGAATATCAGAAAGTCGGCATAGATTATGGACTCAATAGCGATAGATGGCTACTTGGTGATGAGCAGGGTCTTGGTAAGACAAAGCAAGTCATTGATATAGCAGTAGCAAGAAAGCAACTCTATGGTTATAAACATTGTCTGATAATATGTGGTGTTAATTCTCTTAAATGGAATTGGGTTAATGAAGTTCACACTCATTCTAATGAAGAAGCACACATTTTAGGACAGAGACTTAAGAAGAATAAGTTAGTAGTTTGTGGAAATAAAGAGAAATTAGAAGATACTTCTCTGATGCTTCAGGATGCTCTAGAATCGTATTTTATAATCACGAACATAGAATCATTGCGTGACGATGCTATAGTCGCTAATTTAAGTGTTCTATGCAGTCAGAAGCGTATCTCAATGATAGCAGTAGACGAGATACATAAGAATAAGAATCCAAACTCACAGCAGAGTAAGGGTCTTATGAAGCTCGAGGCTGATTGTGAGATAGCAATGACGGGTACACCTCTTATGAATACACCACTCGATTTATTTATCATCTTTAAGTGGTTAGGATTTGAAAAGTGGACATTCTATAAATTCAGAAATCATTATTGCATGATGGGTGGATTTGGTGGACATGAAATAGTAGGCTACAAACATCTTGACGAGATGCAAGATAGATTAAACGCTATCATGGTTCGCAGAAGAAAAGAAGATGTTTTAGATTTACCTGAAAAGACATATGTAGATGAATATGTAGAAATGTTACCTAAACAGAAAATTATCTATGACGAGGTAACAGCGTCTATAAAGATGAATATAGACCAGATTGCTATTGCACCCAATCCTTTAGCAGAGCTTATCAGAATGAGACAAGCAACAGGATATACTGGTATACTTTCTAGTGAAATTCAAGAGAGTGCAAAACTCGATAGAATGGAAGAGGTTGTAGAAGATGCTATAGCTAACGGTCGTAAAGTGGTAATCTTTTCTAACTGGTCACAGATGACTGACGCTATAATTTACAGATTAAGTGCATATAATCCTTTGAGAATAACCGGTGAGACACCGGATGAATTAAGGATTATAAATGTTGATGATTTTCAACATGATGACCGTAGACGTATTATAGTTGGTACTATCGGTGCTATGGGTACTGGTCTTACATTAACAGCTGGTACAGTTGAGATATTTGTTGACCACCCATGGAATAGAGCTTTATACGACCAAGCAGTTGATAGATGTCACAGAATCGGACAGAATAATAATATCACTATATATAACATCATGTGCAAGAATACGATAGATGAACGTATATGGAATATTGTTAATGAAAAAGGTGAACTGTCAGACGCTATAGTTGATGGTAAGGCCACAAAAAATAAACGAGAACTTCTTGAATATCTATTAGCATAGTATTATAATAAAGGTGTAATTACTAACGCTAATATAAAAAGGAGGTACAAAATGAGTTTATATAGCGTATATATTCATATTACACCAAGTAATAAATATTATGTTGGTATAACTCAAGGTAATGTTATAACTAGATGGTGTAAACATGGTGAAGGTTATAAATCTCAACAATTATTTTGGCGAGCAATTCAAAAATACGGTTGGGAAAATATTAAGCATATAGTTTTACTTGAAGGTCTTACAAAAGAAGTAGCCTGTGAATGTGAAAAATACCTCATAGCAAAGTATAAAACTAATAATCCTAAATATGGATATAATGTTTTTATTGGAGGTGAATGTGGTCCTTTGGGTATATCACCATCAATAGAAACAAGAGAAAAATTGCGACAAGCAAATTTAGGACATCATCATTCAGAAGAAACAAAAGAAAAAATAAAACAAAATCATACCCATTATAATCGTGGCCGTAAAATGTCAGAAGAACAAAAACAAAAAATATCAAAAGCAAATTTAGGGAAAAGTGCTTGGAATAAAGGTAAAAAGTTATCTGATGAATATAGGAAAAAACTATCAGACGCACATAAAGGACATACTCCTTGGAATAAGGGTAGAAAAATGACACCAGATGAACTACTAAAACATAGTAAAGCCTTAAAAGGTGTTGCAGGTCACAAAAAGGGTGTATCCCTGTCAGAAGTAAATAAACAAGGTATAAGTAAAAGTCTAAAAAATCGTATATGGGTCAATAATGGTGAACATAGAACACTTATACGACAAGAAGATTTACAACAGTATTTGAATAAAGGTTATAAATTGGGTAAATTATTTAATTAAGTTAGGAGGTGAAATAATGAAAGAAAGATTATTGAAGATTGAAGAACTTGCATTGTTAGTTGGTGTATCTACACAGACTATAAACATCTGGTACAGATGGAAGAGATGTAATCCTGACAATCCACTTGCTTCTCTCTTACCCGATTATGAACAGCATGGAGCAAGACAGACGAGACAGTGGAAACAGTCAGACGTTTGGTCTCTTGTAAGCTTTAGAAACTCAATACCAAAGGGGCGTAATGGTATTATGGGTGAGATAACACAGCGTCAAAAGAAGGAGGTAAAGTAATGGAGTTGAACACATTTAAAGAGTTAGGAGAACTTATTGAAGTCTATGGTCTTAATAAGACAGAATATGATGCATATAAGGAACTCTGTGACAAAGAAAACAAAGAAATTAAGGAGCTCATGAGTAGTGAGAATCTAAAGAACTATGAATCGGAGAATTTTAAAGTTTCTTATAGTGTATCTGAAAGAACATCATTTGATGAGGATAAGATGATAGCTGTTATTAAATCATTTAATCTTCCCGACAGTCTTGGTCTTATTAAGACTAGAGAATATATAGACGAGGATGCTCTTGAATCAAGTATCTATTCTGGTCTTATTCCCGATGATGTTCTTGAGAAGATTAAAGGTTGTATGACTACTAAAGAAGTAGAGACAGTAAGGTTGACAAAGAAGGGAGAAAAGAAATGATTAATGTGTCATTAAATATCTTTGCATTTGTATGCGGAGCTATTGGATATCTATTAGGGGTATTAAGCATGGTAGTATTAGCTACATATGTATCTAAAAGAGGAGGAAGAAAGTAATGTACGAACCGAAGGCTAAAGCAACAGAGATAACATACCTGAGTAAAGGTACAATCAAGATACGTGATAACTACTTTTCTATAGAGGCTACAGAGACAAGAAGTGTGCCTGATGTAGAAGGTGTAGATATGAAAGAAGAGTGGAAAGCACTCTGTAATGAGGTTGATGGTCTTGTAGATTATCAGTTAGACCAGGTTGTTAAAACTTTTAAAGTGTAACCCGTTTACATTACATTAAATATGTAGTATAATATCAGAGTAACAAGAGAATAGAATGTCTATATCTTAAAAGTCAGCGTTGTTATCCCGGAACACGCTGGTCGTGAACTGAATAATTTCGCTGACGATTTAAAGCATACATGGTGCGCCGGGAAAGCATTGTGTATGCTTTAAAATTTTCTATGAGGCATAATATGAAGTACAGTATATTGGGATTCAATCAAGCAAAAGTAATGGAAACAGATTTGGATTTAACAGATTTAGTATTATTAAAATACATTATAGAATCATGTGGTTCTACAAATATGTGGCATAAATTAGATAGTAATGGTATGCCAAGAGTTTGGATTTCACATACACATCTTTGTTCTGATTTACCTATATTGAGAATATCTGAAGGCACATTAAGAAATCGTTTATCATCATTAAGTCAAAGAGGTTATATTAACACAACAGTTGTTGCTAACGATAGCGGACGAGGTTCTCGTACATATTATGGTATAACTGAAACAACTAACCATTTATTATATGATTATGAAGTGCAGTATGATGAGCAAGAGACCACGTCACGAAAAAATGACACGGTCGAGCGACCATGTCACGAAAAAATGACATCAGATAACAAACTAAATGGAGATAGTAATAGTAAAGTATCTAATAATAAATTATTAGATATACTACAGCCGAAAAAGAAAGAGTCAAAGAAGAAAGGAAATTTGTATAGTAAATGTGTAGACTATATTAGTCAATATACAAATAATGTAGTATTGCAGACTAAACTAGAAGAGTTTTTGAGGTTAAGACTTGATATAGCAAAAGATGAAGGTAAGCCATTTTATTATAATATGTGGCCTGCTATAGTTAATGAATTAGATAGTTTAGCCAATGATACAGATACTGCTATAAAAGTTGTAGAGCAGAGTATACATAAAGGGTGGAAGAATTTCTACCCGTTGAAAGAATACAATAATAAGTCTAGAGTAAAAGCAGACGCAACAGAAAGAAATGTAGACACGGTCAAAAAGTCAGAAGATGAATTAGACCTTGCAGATGAGGTATATTAGCATGAGAAATACAGATTGTTGGTATGAGAGTGTATGCTGTAATGAATGTTCAGCCAGTTGTCTACGCTTCATAGAGATGAAGTATCTTATGGACAATAGTGGTATACCAGAGAATAAACAGTTACCGACACAGTTAATACCAGAGACACAGGATAGAGAAGCATTTAGAATACTTAATGATATAAAGTCTCATATTGTAGATTTTGTTCATAGTGGTCAGAATCTTTATATATGGGGTAATCATACCGGTAATGGTAAGACAAGTTGGGCATTAAAGATGATGCTGAAATACTTTGACCAGATATGGGCGGGTAATGGATTTAGAACTAGAGGTAAGTTCGTTCATGTACCTACATTGTTGGTTAAGTTGAAAGATTTTAACAGCCCGTTGTCAGAAGAATATAAGAATGATATCTTAAATTGTGATTTACTCATACTTGATGATATAGCAAGTTCAGGTGTATCACAGTATGATTTATCACAACTACTTTTATATATAGACCATAGAACAATGTATGAAAAGTCAACAATATATACAGGTAATCTTGGGTTTAATGATTTGCATAGTGCATTGGGAGCAAAACTCGCAAGTAGAATATGGTCTAATACAACTACAGTAGTAGAGTTGAAGGGAGCAGACAGAAGATGACAGTAAGCGTTCAGGTTATATCGAAAGTCTTGTTAAACCAAGACGATGAGTTCTTACAGAATAATAACATAACAGATGAGTATTTTGTAGGCTATGAAGATGAAGTAGCGTTCATTGAAAACCACAAGAAAGAATATGGTAATATACCAGATAAACTTACATTCTTGTCACATTTTCCAGAGTTTGAGATTGTAGATGTACAAGAGTCAGAGGTATATCTAGTAGATAAACTTAAGGAAGAATATCTGTATTCTCAATCTGTACCAGTAGTGCAGAAGATAGCAAAGTTGTTAGAGACAGATTCTAATGCCGCGGTTGAGTATATGCTACAAGCGACAAAAGAGTTACAACCCAACTATCAATTAAAAGGTGTAGATATCATACATGATGCACAAGATAGATATGACCAGTTTATAGAACGTAAACAGCATCAAGATACATGGTTCTTTACAACTGGTTTTCCAGAGTTAGATGATATAGTTCATGGTATACAGAGGACAGAAGAGCTTGTAGTTATCTTTGCTAGAATAAATCAAGGTAAGTCTTGGGTACTAGAGAAGATGTGTACACACGTATGGCAGTTAGGGTTTAATGTTGGCTATGTATCACCAGAAATGACAGCGACAAGTATAGGTTATAGATTCGATACATTGTATCAGAATTTTAGTAACCGAGCATTGATGTGGGGTAAAGATGATGTATCAGAAAGTGAGTATCAGAATTATATTGATAAACTAAAAGAGAATGAACATTCTATTGTAGTATCTACGCCGATAGATTTTCAAAAGAAGATTACAATAACCAAATTGAGAAATTGGATAAAGAAATACAAGTTAGATATGGTAGCTATAGATGGTATAACATATCTGACTGATGAAAGATATAAGCGTGGTGATAACAAAACAACTACATTAACAAATATCAGCGAAGATTTAATGGAGCTGTCAATAGAAATGAATGTACCAATTCTTGTAGTTGTACAGGCGAATAGAAGCGGTGTAATAGATAAAGATACAAACGGCACACCAGAGTTAGAGAATATAAAAGATAGTGATGGTATAGCCGCTAATGCAAGTAAAGTATTTCCTATAAGACAGAAAGATAGTCAGTTAGAGATAGGTATTAAGAAGCAGAGATTTGGACCAGTTGGTGGTAAAGTCAACTATGCATGGGATATAGATACAGGTACATTCACCTGGGTACCAAGTGAAGATGATGCAGTTGACCCAGATAAGCGAGATAAGGTTATAAGTATCGAAAAAGCAAAATGTGTTGACAAAGCAGATGTGTTTTAATATAATTAAATTATAAATGACATATAGATATTGGTATGGAGGTTAAGTATATGTCTGATAATTTTACTGTTTATATGCACATCACGCCTAGTAAAAAACGATATATAGGATTAACGAATCAGCAAGATGTCGATAAACGATTTGGTTCAAACGGTATAGGATATAAATATCAGATATTTTATCGAGCAGTACAAAAATACGGTTGGGACAATATTGAACATATAATTGTTGCTGAAAATCTATCTAAAGATGAGGCTAAAGCATTAGAGATAGAATTAATAGCAAAATATGATACGACTAATCCGAAGTATGGATATAATATGTCTATCGGTGGTGATATACCAGTTATTTATGGTAAACATCATACAGAAGCAACTAAACAAAAGATAAGTAATTCAAATAAAGGTAAAAAAATCTCACAGGAGACCAGAGATAAACTTAGTGATAGTATAAAAAAGTTATGGGAAACACAAGAATATAGAGATAAACAGAATAGTTATATTGTTTCTGATGAAACAAAAATAAAATTAAGTTTATCTCATAAAGGTCATGTACATACGGAAGAACAAAAAAAGAAAATAAGTAATTCAAATAAAGGTAAACATAATTTTTCAGAAGAGGATAAGAAAAAAATAGCGGAAACAGTACATTTACAACATCAAAAAGAAAAAGAATTAGGTATAAAAAGAAATATGCAAAATAATGGTAAACATACAGAAGGTACAAAGTGGTATAACAATGGTGAGATAAATATTCGTAGTAAAGAGAGTTGTCCTGAAGGATTTGTACCAGGTAGATTACATTATGAATATCCTAAAAATAGAAAGAGTCGAATTAAATTATGGTAATAAATGATACAATCTTTAATTGTACACTTGATGATATATTAGATGAGGTTGACAGACAGCTAGAACATCCACCTTTTATCAAGAGAAAGAATAGCAGTAACGATATACAGGTATGTTGTCCATATCATAATGATTCTAGACCAAGTGCTGGTATAAGAAAGAGTGATGGTTTGTTTCATTGCTTTGCTTGTGGGGAAGCTCATACATTAGCAGAATTAATAACACATTGTTTTGGTAGACATGATGATATAGTGGGTGCATTTGGGTGGCAATGGTTATTAAAGAATTTTGCTACAGTAAGTATAGAGAATAGAAAGCCGATAGAATTGAATTTGAGCAGAGAGAAACCAGAAAAGTGCATTAACTATATAGAGGAAGAAGAACTGGATAGTTACAGATACATTCATCCATATATGTATAAGAGAGGGCTGACAGATGAGATTATTGAATTATTTGATATCGGTTATGATAATGGTACTGATTGTATTACTTTTCCCATTCGTGATATTAACGGGCATACTTTGTTCATTGCTAGACGAAGCGTTAAAACGAAGTTCTTCAATTACCCGGAGGGAGTAGAGAAACCTTTATATGGTTTGTATGAGTATCATAAATTATGCACGACAAGAATAGTAGGTGGAAGAAGTAATGGTAAGACAGAGTTTTTACGTAGGCTAAATGAAGTAATCGTTTGTGAGAGTATGTTAGATGCCTTAGCATTTTGGGTAGCAGGTAGATTTGCAGTAGCATTAAATGGTCTTGGCAATGAATTACAGTTTAAGCAGTTAAGAGAATTACCATGTCGTAAGTTAATACTTGCAACAGATAATGATAAAAGAGGGTTAGAGGCTAGAGAAAGAATACGACAGAATGTAAAGAATAAACTGATAACAGAGTGCATATTCCCTACAGGCCGTAAAGATGCAAACGAATGTCTTGTGAAAGATGGAGTAGAGAGTTTACAAAATCTAGAAGAAGTTTTCTAACCTGTTGACTACTACATAGATATATGTTATAGTATATTTGTACAGTAAGTACAGACAATAAAAGAAGAAAGGAGGTAAGACACGAATGGCAGAACAGATTGTATTCGGTATGACATACGAGGACAAAAGAACACACAGAAGCGGAGTACTCATATCTTATAGTGATAAGTACAAAACATATCTGATGGAATCTAGTGACGGAAAATCTTTCAATGTCACATCATCCCAATTTAAAGTAAACTGGAGATTAGTCGAGACAGCAGAAGTAAAAGAAGAAGTTAAGCCTGAAGTTAAGACTGTTAAAGTTGAGCCTGCTAAAGTAAAGAGTGGTACTACTTATAAGGGTCCAACAGAAGAGCAGAAGAAAGAGCTTAATGATTTATACACCGAAGCTGTGAAACTCGGACAGAAGTTCATAGAGAGCTTTGATAATGACGCATTGGCATTGAAGTTAGTGCCGGCAAAGAACACATTTAAGATACGTATAGATAAGCATATAGTTTTAGATGTGCAGATAATGGTAAAGAAGTCAAGATTCAGATTATGGATGTACGAAGAAGATTTTATGGACTTCATTAATGATGACTGTAAAGCCTATGCTTTAAACATAAAGCAGTATCCGTATGAAGGAAGATGTTTTACAGCAGAGTTCGATATCAAACGTCTTGAAGATGTTCTTGAATACCTACGTAATGTAGTAATTGTTAATTTAGCAGAGATAAAAGGAGGAAAGTAATATGGCTAGATTTAGCTATCAAGATGCCGATAACTACGGCAATAGCGGTGGAAGTAATTTCTTTCAGTTGAAGAATGATGGTGAAACCGCAAAAGTAAGATTCATGTATAGAACAGCAGATGACATTGAGGGTGTATCTGTTCATGAGATTAAGTTGGGCGATAAGACTCGTTATGTGAATTGCACTAGAGAGTATAGCGACCCTATAGACAAGTGCCCTCTTTGTAAGAGCGGTAACAAGCTGACAGCAAAAGTGTTTGTGCCTTTGTATAATGTAGATACAGGCGAAGTTCTTGTATGGGAGAGAGGTAAGAAGTTCTTCCCGCAGTTGACAGAGCTGTGCAGTAGATATCCTAATCTTGTATCACAGGTTATTGAGATTACAAGACATGGTGGTAAGAATGATACAAATACAACGTATACAACTTGGCCACTTGGCTCACCTGATAACACAAGACTTGAAGATTTGCCTGAACCGGTTGATATCTATGCAAAGGGAATAGTTCTTGATAAGACGCCCGAAGATATGGAATATTACAGCAGATATCATGAATTTCCTGATAAGCAGTCACAGCCTGCACCTCAGGATACACAGTACACAAGACGTACACCTTCAAGAGGAGATGTGTTTAACTAATGGCACTTATTGATATTCCTAAAAGAAGTTCAAAAGATGTTGATATGAAGTTGGCGAAGAAAGCCAATTCAGTAAGAACAGTTGCCCCCACTATAAAAGGTGGGGGCAGTATAATAAGTCGTATACAAGCTATACAGGCAGAAGTAGAGACAAAGCTCGGTAAGTATAAAGAAGAGTATATGGTCATAAGAGATGAACAAACCCTTATTGACTATATAGATAGGTGTATTGAGAATAAATATATAGCACTTGATACAGAGACAACCGGGTTAGACCCGTTACTTGATATGATTGCCGGTGTTTGTATCTATACACCCGGTATGAAGAGTGCTTATATACCAATCAATCATGTGAGTTATATTACATTAGAGAGATTGAATAATCAGTTATCGGAAGAGTTTGTATGTGAGCAGTTTACCAGACTATATGACAATGATATAGATTGTGATATGTTTAATGCCACTTTCGATATCAGAGTAATGAGACATATAGGTGTTAAGAATATCTATTGTACATGGGATGCTTATCTTGCTATGCGTGTGCTTAATGAGAATGAGCCGAGAAATGCATTGAAGAAACTGCATCAAAAATATGTACTTGATAATAAGGAAGATGAGTTTACATTTGAAGAGTTGTTTAAGGGTATTCCATTTACATATATACCTATTAAGACAGCATATGTGTATGCGGCACATGACCCGATAATAACAAAAGAACTGGCCGATTATCAGAGAATACATTTAAGACCTGACCATGAACGTGAAGATATGAGAGCATTGTATCATGTGTTTATGGACATAGAGATGCCATGTGTTTTAGCAGTCTGTGATTTAGAAGATACAGGAGTAGAGCTTGACTTTGAATATAATGCCAAGCTTAAAGAAAAGTATCATAAGTTATTGGATGAACGAGAAGAGAATTTCCATAACGCTTGTAGAATGTATGAGAAAGAAATAGAAGCATACAGAGAGAGAATGGGTACAGCTTGTAAGTTAGAGAAACCCATAAATATCTCAAGTGTCAATCAGTTGGCTATAATCTTCTATGACATACTTAAATTACCTCTGTTCTATGATAAGAAGCAGAAGAAGGAAACAAGAAGTACATCAGAAGATGCGTTAAAGAAAATGGACAATCCTATTGCAGAAGCAGTATTGCAGTATCGAGAGTTTGCTACCATTGTTAGCACATTTATAGATAAGTTACCAGAATGTGTAAATCCTAATGACGGTAGAATACATTGTAAGTTCAATCAATATGGCGCAGATACTGGTAGATTCAGTAGTGAAAATCCTAATATGCAGAATATACCCTCTCATAATAAAGACATCAGAAAGATGTTTAAAGCGACAGATGGCTATGTATTCTTGTCAGCAGACTATTCACAGCAAGAGATAAAAGGTATGGCACAGATGTGTGGTGATGAAGGAATGATAGAAGCTTTTAGACAAGGTAAAGACTTCTATGCAGAGATAGCATCAGTAGCATTTGGATATCCATATGAAGAGTGTCTTGAATTTAGACCAGATGGTACAACTAACCCAGCCGGTAAAGAAAGAAGAGCACAGGCGAAGAGTATCTTGTTAGGTATTAACTATGGTCGTGGGGCTGCAAGTATAGCAGAGCAGTTGGGTTGCTCTACAAAAGAAGCAGAGAAGATTAAAGACGATGTATTCACTGGTTTTCCTGCAATAGCAGAGTTTGAGAAGCAGAGTTATGCTATGGTGAATAGTCTCGGTTATGTAACAACTCTGTGGGGTAGAAAGAGAAGATTACCTTCGATGTTATTACCTGATTATGATTTCAAGTGGGCTGATGGTACACAAGTAGATAATAACTTACTTGATTTTGACAACGAAGTAGATACAGAAGTGCCAGAAGAAAAGAAAGCTTATTATAGAGCCAAGTTAGCTAAAGCATATTATAAAGATAAACAGGCAATCTTTAAGAAAGCTAACGATGAAGGAATATGGATAATAGATAATACAAAAGATAAGGACTACACAAAAGTAGTTAATGCTAGAATCCAAGGTACAGCCGCAGACATGACAAAACTTGCTATGGTAGCATTGAATAAAGATGAACGTCTAAAAGAGTTAGGATTCAGAATGTTAATTCAAGTTCATGATGAAATAATAGCAGAGTGTCCTAAAGAGAATGCCAAAGAAGTTGTAGAAAGATTCTCTAAAGTTATGTCAGAAGCACCCGGTGAAAGATTTGTAGTACCTATAAGTTGTGACGTTGAAGTAACAGATAGGTGGTATGGAGATAAAGTTGAATTATGATAGTTGAGCATAAACAGGATATTTTTAATTGCATATCAGATAAGGATTTTTATAATTTGTTAGTACTGGTAAATTCAATACATCATATAGATATAGACTATTTATATGAACAGTACACATTAGGCAATAAAAATCTAGATAAGTTACAAGAATTGTGGTATGAATCATTTGTAGATGATACACCAGATTATTCTTTATACAGTAAAGATGATTATATAAATGAGGGCTTTGGTTGTTGGAAAGCATATTCAAGACGTTATATAAAGTTATTGGCAAAATTAAATTTACAGAATATACGGGGCATAATAGATTTAGGATGTGGTATAGCATATTCAACAATCGGCTTATCAGCAATTTATAATGACGCACAAGTTTATGGCACTAACATAAAAGATACTGTATCGTTTGAGTTGGATAAGATTGTATGCGATAATATCAAGGATATTCATATAGTGGATGAGAATGCTCACATAGACTATCCGATTGATATGATAGTTGGTTTTGAATTTTTTGAGCACATACAGAGACCCATAGAACTATTAAATAAATTGATAAGATTATATAGACCTAGGTATTTTGTATTTGCTAATACATTCACACGACCCGCTATAGGCCATTTTAATAAATATTATGATGGCGATAATGTTTACGTTGGTAAAAATGTATCATTACTTTTCTCAAAGACATTAAGAAAGTATGGCTATATACCCATCGATACAAAGTTTTTTAATAATCGTCCTCATGTATATATGCTGATTGACAGAGACAAGAGAGGTAAGTTATTTTAGATGATTTATATAATATCTCACGGTAGACCAAATAATCAAAGAACATATAATCTTTTACGTAGTTGCGGATATACTGGTAAAATAACGATAGTTGTCGATGATGAAGATAAGACCATGATTGATTATTACAAAGCCGTAGAATCTGACAGCAATGTAGAAGTTGGAGTATTTAGTAAGTCCGCATTTATAGATTGTACAGATACTGGCATGATTACACCGATGAGAAACTTCGCAGTATTTGCCAGAAATGCTGTAGAGCAGGATGCTATAGATAAGAAGTATAAATACTTTTGGGTATTTGATGATGATTTAACTTCTATACGTATGAGATATATAGATGGCAATTCTTTGAAATCTTTAGCCATAAAGAATAACCTTGATAGCGTACTTAAAAAGATTGAAGATTATGCAGAGAGTGTTGGTATAGATACATTGAGCTTTGGTACAGCTAATAATTATATAGGTGGCAAATATACAGCTTTTGCTGAAAGTTCCAAACATCGTATGTGCTATAATGCATTTTTAAGAAAGACTGAAAGTCCTGTTGAATGGTCGCTTAATATGTGCGAAGATAGAATCACATCATTGAAGTATAGTACGATAGGTCAGATATGGATGCAGTTATTGTGTGTGCAGATAGATACTATGCCGCTAGGTGGAAAAGTAGATGGTGGTAATTCAGACGTTTATAGAACATTGAGTGAGCTAACACAAGTATTTTTCCCTATTATGACTTTTCCAAACTGCAATAAGATAAGGATATTTAAAGGTCATTATACAAATACTTATATAGAGCCATATATGTGTCCGAAGATAATCAGTAGCACATATAGAAAGGAGAAATGATGGCATTATTTAAAGTAGACAACAAGAAAGAGGTAGATAAGCTGTATACTAGAAAGACACAGATACCACAATATGTACCGTCTAGTGAAGTACCACCAATTACAGCGTTATGTGATATAGAAAGGTATTCACAGCTTATATACAACATAAATAACAGCAATGTATCGGATGAAGAAAAGAAGTTTTTAAAGTTTGCCGCAGGCAGACATATAGCGTTTAATTATTCCTTAATTGCTGACTACTACGCTCACGCTAGTGCAGAGATGCAAGAGCTAATGGAACAGTCAGCGTTGGTAATACTCGATGTAGACGATGCCATAGCTAATGGATATGTAAAACTTACAAAAGAGCTTACAGACATATTACACGGAGAACAAAATGAGGGATGATTTCGCTGTATTAATATTATCACATGGCAGAGCAGATAGAGTGCTGACAGTCGATGCATTAAAGAAACATGGCTATACTGGAAAGTATTATATTGTTGTTGATAACGAGGATGATTCATTGTCCAGTTACAAAGAAATATTCGGTGATGATAAGATAATAGTGTTTGATAAGAAATTAAAAGCAAAGACTTGTGATACTTGCGATAATCTACCAGAAAGAAACATAGTATTGTTTGCCAGAAATTCTTGTCATGCAATAGCAGAGATGTTGGGGCTGAAATATTTCCTAGAGCTAGATGATGACTATGCTTGTTTTAGAAGCAGATATCTAGATGATGAGGGTGTATTACGTACCATCTATGTGAACGATTTAGATAGAGTCGTGGATGCTATGTTAGAATTTTTAGATGTATCTGGAGCATACTCTGTAGCGTTTGCACAAACTGGAGATTTTATTGGCGGTAGTGGTTCAAAAGTATTTAGGGAACGTCTTACACGAAAAGTAATGAACTCATTCTTTTGCCGAGTAGATAGACCGTTTGAGTTTATGGGCAGAATTAATGAAGATGTAAATATGTATGTCACACTTGGCTCTAGAGGGCAATTATTTTTTACAGTAGCACAAATATCTTTAGACCAGCAGACAACACAGCAGTTCGGAGGTGGTTTAACAGAATCGTATTTAGCATTGGGTACATATGTTAAATCATTCTATACAATAATAAATAATCCATCGAGTGTTAAAATATATGTAATGGGTGGTTCTCATAAGAGAATACATCATTCAATAGATTGGAACAAAGCTGTGCCGAAAATAATAAGTAGTGATTTCAAGAAGGAGGATAAAGTATGAAATTCACAATCAACACGCCAGTGTTACAAGAGATGCTTTCTAAAGCTGTAAAGGGAGCATCAAACGACAATCAGAGACCATTAACTGGACTGATTGCTATTGAGTTAAAGGATAATGTATTGACGCTGATAACTTCCAGTGAAAGTAATTATCTGTATGTGTGCAGAGAGAAAACAGAGGGCGAAGATTTCTATGTAGTAGTACCGGTAGAGATATTCGCAAAGCTTGTTTCTAAACTGACAGCAGAAAAGACCACATTAGAGTTACAGGATAACAATCTTGTAATAACCAGTGGTGGTAAGTATACTATTGAAGTATCAATAGATGAAGAGGGAGAACTCACAAGATATCCTGACCCGTTCAGCAAGATTACAACGGCTGATGCGAAGCAGTATAAAGTAAAGAAGTCAACTCTTGGTTTAATACTTGCAGTCAATTCAGCATCAATAGCTGACGGCGAGATAGCGAAAGACTTACCGGAAGTGTATACAGGATATCATCTATATGATTCTATTGTAACTACAGATACAATAAAGATGTGTGGTATAAAGATACCTGTATGTGACAAGCCTATGCTGTTACGTGCCAGCACAATGAAGTTGACAGAGTTATTCACAGAGGAAAATCTTGTGATAAACGTCTTTGATAAAGAGGTTGTAATCATGTCTGAAGGAGCTATGGATTGCATCATCGTAAGTAAGCTCATGGAAGATATCGAAGATTTCCAGATAGACGCACTTAACAATCTTTTGGCATCAGAGTTTGAAAGTACGTGTGCAGTAGGTAAGACAAAGTTCTTGCAGATACTTGACAGATTATCATTGTTCATTGATAAGCTCGATGACTACGGTGTATATCTGACATTCACAAAAGATGGATTGCAGATGTCAAACAAGAAGTCAAGTAGTGAAGAGTTACTTCCTTATGAAGCAAGTGATAACTTTAAGCCTTACAAGTGTAAAGTAGATATCAAGATGCTGATAGACCAAGTCAAAGCCGCACCGGGAGATTTAATCAATCTTGAATATGGTAATGATACGTGCTTGAAGTTCGTTGATGGAAATGTTACACAGCTGGTAGCATTACTCGATTCTTAAAGAAAGTACAGGCTAGTAAGTAAAGCTTATTAGCCTGTTGCTTTTAAACTAAATGTGTTATATAATGTTTACGTAGTTAAAGAGAAGTCTCATGACACGAAAGGAGAGAAAAATGAGAGACAATAAGCATAAGCAGGTATTAGAACATTTACAGCAGTACGGCACAATTACATCTTGGCAAGCAATTCAGCAGTATGGTGCAACAAGACTTGCATCAATTATATGTAACTTGCGTAAGCGTGGTTATGATATTGAAACTATAACCATTATGGATAAAGACAGAAATGGCAATGTGTGCCAGTACGCAAAATACGTGTTGAATAGGGAGGATAAGAATGAATAAGACAAATAAGTGTGAAGAAGGAGTAATGATATCAAGAGGAACATTCAGAGATTTTGCTATGTCGGCATTGCAAGAGCGTTTGTCAGAAGTAAGAAAGAATACAGAAGGAGACCCGATAATGTCTACATTAATGCTTCTTGAGTTTAGTATGCTGATAGGTGATATTGAAGTATCACTATTCGGCAAAGAGGAGAATAAGTAATGGCAAAAGCACTAGCAATTAAGTATCGTCCTAAAACTTGGGATGATGTGACAGAACAGTCATCAGTAAGAGTTATACTACAGGAACAGATAAGAACAAATACTGTAAAGCATGGATATCTATTCTGTGGTGGAGCTGGTACTGGTAAGACTACAATAGCAAGAATATTTTCAGACGATATAAATGATGGTCAAGGTACACCCATAGAAATGGATGCGGCTTCACATAATAGCGTAGATGATATCAGAGCAATCATAGCACAGGCACAGACAAAGAGCCTTGATAGTGAATATAAAGTATTCATTATAGATGAGTGCCACTCATTATCCAATAGTGCATGGCAGACAATGCTCAAAACACTTGAAGAACCACCTGCAAAGAGTATATTCATATTCTGTACTACAGACCCGCAGAAGATACCAAAGACAATCTTATCAAGAGTACAGAGGTATGATTTCCAGAGAATAAGTCAGCAAGGTATTGTTGATAGATTGAAATGGATATGTGATGTTGAAACAAAAGATATCATGGAAGAACAAGGAGACCAAGATTCAGCAACAGATATTGAGTGGGCAAGAGAACAACATTTACCAATAATCGAATATGGTACGGATGCACTTGAGTATCTTGCAAAGTTAGCAGACGGCGGTATGAGAGATGCTATAACTTTGATGGATAAATGTTTGTCATATTCAAGTAAGTTGACGGTAGAGAATGTAGTCAAAGCGTTAGGCATAGCTAACTATGATATCATGTTTAGTCTGTTTGATAGTCTTATAAATCATGATACAGAAATGGTGTTATCGCAGATTGATTCTATATATGCTTCGGGTATAGATATAAAGCAATTCATAAAAACATTTACCGAGTTCATATTAGATATCTGTAAGTATGGTCTTACAAAAGACTTCTCAATGATTCATATACCGAACACTTATTCTACCTGTTTACAAGGATATGATACCGCAGAGTATAATATAGCAAAGTCTTTGTTGAAAGTCTTGATAGAACTTAATGCAGAGATAAAATGGGATACAAGTCCCAAGTATGCAGTAGAGGCAAAACTATTTATATTCAGCGAGGTTAAGAATGGGTGAGATTTTACAGTTCAGACCTAGAAGTGAGCAGACGTTCACTTCTAGGGATAGAATAAAAGCATTGGCAAAAGGTCAGTTACAAACTTATGTGTGTGGCAAATGTGATGGAGAGTTTGAAGTTTGGTATGATGATAAACCTACATTTTGTCCATGTTGTAAAACACTTTTAGATTGGAGTGAATAATGTTAGAACAGAAAGCAATAGTAGACCATCTACAGATGGTGGTAAATGATAAGACAGTAGTATTTCCAAAGTTTATTATATTTGTAGGCATGAAAGGTGCAGGCAAGAAAACTTTAGCAGACAGATTATATAAGATGATAGCTAGGTCTACAACTAGCACAGTCAATAAGTATGTTCTGGAAGATAATAAAGTAGATACTATAAGGGCTATGATAGCAGATGCAAAAGAGACTATAGACCCTACAATCTATATAATGCCCGATGCTGATAAGATGTCTACTTCCGCAAAGAATACATTGCTCAAGATAACAGAAGAACCACCTGCAAATGCATGGTTCATTATGACAATGGAAAATGAGAATAATACTCTGACTACAGTAAGGAGTAGGGCACAGATATTTAAGTTCGCACCATATTCAGCACCTGATATTGTAGAGTATGCAAAAGAAAGATACGGTGTAACATCTTTACAGGAGATAGAGATTATAGCCGATATCTGTGAGACACCGGGCGAAGTAGATTACATAGTAAAGAATGGCGTTATATCTCTGTATGATTATGTATCATTAGTGGTAGATAATATAGCAGAATGTAATTGTTCCAACTCGTTTAAGATAGCAGATAAGATAGCATTGAAGGACGAAGAAGATAAGTTTGATTTAAGATTGTTCTGGAAATCATTCATGAAAGTATGTGCTGACAGAATGAGGGAGACAAGAGATATTAAGTACGCTGACGGCATAAAGATTACCAGTAAGTATATGCAACAGTTAAATGTGACTGGAATTTCAAAGTCATCTACGTTCGATTTATGGATTCTTGCTATAAGGGAGAGTTGGGTATGACAGTAGCCGATGTAAAGAAAGATATACAAGATAAAACCATAAAGCAGTATTATGTGTTTACCGGTGATGAGCTTGAAGTCATGAATATATTTATAAATAAGATTGCAGAGGTAGCAGGAGCAAAGATATGTAGGGCAGATACATTAAGTTCTGTATTCTCCAAATTACAGAATAAATCTTTCTTCTCTACCAAAACTTGTTTTGTAATTAGAGATGATAAAGAGTTCATGTCAGCAGAGGAAATATGGCCGAGAATAGAACGTGCTGAATTACAGTCAGACAACATAGTTATAATGCTCTATACAGACGTAGATAAGCGTTCTAAATTCTATAAGCATATAAAAGATAGTCTAGTGACGTTTGAAGCTCTTACAGACGCAAATTTGAAGCGAGAGATACAAAAGAGAATAGCGTTGTCTGATAGAAATTGTGATATACTGATAGATATATGCGAACATAATCTTGGCATTATCTTAAATGAGATAGATAAGATACGAAACTATATAAGCGGTGATAGACCAGATGGAAGAAGTATGACTTATGACCAATCTTTTGAACAGTTGTTAAAAGATGGAACTATTCATCAGCCAGCAAGAGATTGTATATGGGATTTTGTAGATGCAGTATTGATGCGAAAAAAGAAACAAGCGTTTGGTTTACTTGAAGAAGCATTAGAGTTTGGTAATCCTGTACTCACTCTAATATCAGTATTGTATAGAGATACCAAACAGTTGTTGCAAGTACAGATGTGTCCTACACCAGATATCTCAAAGAGCACTGGTTTAAGTGGGTTTGATATCAAGAGAGCAAGCGGTAGAAAGTTTAAGTATAAAGACAAAGAGTTAGTGAATGCCATGAATGTTATTAGAGAAGCAGAGATGGGAATAAAGTCTGGTAACATAGAAGAGAATGTGGCGTTAGAATATATACTAGTTAATATGATGTGAGGTAATGATATGTATACACCATGTAAAGAATGTCACGAAAAGGGTGAGAGTTATTTAGGCTGTCATGGAAAATGTCAGAAATATATAGAATGGAAAGCTGAAAGAGATGCTATAAGAGCCGAAGTAGTCAAGAAGGCAGAAGCAATCAAAGGCATAAAAGATTTGAATAAGTGCAGAATGAAGAGCTTTGGTAAGTTATCAAGTGGTAAACGTGGTTCGAGGATATCTATATGAAAGAGTATGAGTTTTGCTTACGTTGTCATAGGAAACTAAAGAATGAAGAAGCCAAGAAACTAGGTTATGGTAAGATATGTTATGAGAAGTCTAAAGCTTGTAGCAAGGGAACATATAAGTTATTCCCATTATCGCAAACTACTATAACCCATTGAAAATCAGAGTAATATGTAGTATAATATTTACAGAAAGTGAGATAAATAATGGCAAGAAACCTAAAGAATATAGCAAGACTTATAAATACTGCCAATGAGAAAGTTCCAGTAGAAGAAGCTTTCTTATCAGACCTCAAGAGAAGCATAGAATTGACAGCGGTAAAAGAGAGTAGATTACCTTCACAGACATATAAGCCGTCATCTATGAATTGCATACGAGGGATGTACTATCAAGTAATGGGTAAAGAACCGCATGATGAGCCCAGATTTAATAGTATAGGTATATGTAATAGTGGTTCTGATATACATGAAAGAATACAGCAGGCAGTATTAGACATGAAGTCTAATGGAATGGATTGTGAATATATAAATGTCGCTGACTATGTGAGAGAGCATAACTTTATGGATTCTCTTGATATAGTTGCAGAGCCGGATTTTGAAAATGGTATATTCGAGACCAAGCTGTACAATAAAGTGTACAATATATCATTCTTGTGTGATGGTATAATCAGATACAAGAATGTAGATTATATATTGGAGTTAAAGACAGAAGCCAGTTTTAAATGGCAGACAAGAGGCGGGGTAGACCCGAAACATTACAATCAAGCTATAGCATACAGCTTTAATTTAGGACTGGACAATGTTATATTTGTATATATCAATCGAGATGTCCTAGATATGAAGGCTTTTATGTATCATGTTGATGCAGATATGAGAAGCAATATGGTAGCGAAGATAGATGAGTGCCAAGGTTATGTTGATAGACAGATAACACCACCAAAGCCCGATGATTTACCAAAGAACGCTTGTACATATTGCGGATATAAATATATCTGTGATAAAGAATGACAACTCCATGCTATCTGGCATATTTTGTTCATAGCGCCGCACGTGTAATGTAACATCTTCTGTGTATCGTGCGAAATCTGCTCGTAGAAGTGAGAGTTACAGCGGGTAGCTCCTTTCTGTATGAGGTGTATATGGGAATAAATAGAGGAAAAGATTTTGAAAAAGTAGTAAGAGAGGCTTTTGAGATAGTACCTAATGTAAGCATAGATAGACTGCATGACCAGATGACGGGATATGTAGGAAGTTCTAACATCTGTGATTTTATAGTATACAAAAAGCCCGTAGAGATTTATATAGAATGTAAATCAGTATATGGTAATACTCTACCGTTCAGCAATATAACAGACAAGCAGTGGCAAGGTCTATTAGAGAAATCAAAAATAGATGGTGTAGTAGCTGGTGTGATGTGTTGGTGGATAGATAAAGATGTTACTGCATTTATACATATCCAAGAACTAGTAGAAGCCAAAAGAAATGGTTATAAGAGTATAAGATTTGAACACGAACCATTTTATAGAGATGGCTTTGTACATATAGATGGTAAGAAGAAGAGAATATTTTTTGAGTACGACATGGAGGGGTTTTTAAATGAAGTTTCAGTTGCAAGAGATAGCACAAGAGCAGATTACAAGTATCAAGAATAGGGTAGAGAATAATTCAAAACAGATAGATGAGATTGTAGATGGCATTATTCAGCCATATTGTAAAGACCTAGATAAGTATGTAGCATTTATACGTGATTGTATGGCAGATGTACAGAGACAACCTTCACCGGCTGAACTTGAGGATTGGTGTCTTAATCTATCTACTGATATATACTTTGCCGCAGGTATGACAGAGAATTTAGGCATAAGAGATGATTTAGCTAAAGCAGTATATAAGGAAGTATATAATGCAAGTAGAAATTCATTAGATACAGGTACAGTGGCTGATAAAGATAGTATAGCCGCTTTACAAAGTCAAGCAGAAGCGATAATATCAAGTGCATATACGAGAGCTTACAAGACAATGAAGGCTAAAGTAGAAAATGCACAGGAGTTATTACAATCATGCAAAAAAGTATTGCAAAACAGAATATCAGAAAGAGAATTGACACATATACAAGGGCAATAATTCTTGTATATATCATACTCGCAATTCTATATGGTATCTATTCTCTGTATGTATGTAAGATACTTATTGCCGAACAGCAGAGAGTATATCCTGAAATAGAAAACATAGATTTCAGAGATTATAGGATAGATACTATATCATACATAGCAACACCACCTATTAGAGAAGTAAAGACACGAACACTTAATCAGTTAGATATGAGGACTGGTGTGTGTTATGGACCAAGTGGAAAAGAAACATATTACAATCTACCTATGGGTGGTGTAATCAAGAAGATGAGAGCACATGGTTATACAGATGCAGATTATCCATATATAGAAAGAGAAGATGGAGTTAAGTGTTTAGGTAGTTACGTAATGGTCGCCGCAGACTTAAATAAATATAGACGTGGCGAGATAATTGAGACATCTTTAGGTCAGGGTATCGTATGTGATACAGGCACTTTCGCAGAAACGGACCCTGACCAAATAGATATAGCAGTAACGTGGTAAGAAAGGAGTAAAGCATGGGTGCAGGATTAGATGAAGTAATCAAAGACATTAACAAAAAAGCAAAGAGTGAACTTATCAGTAAGGGTGTGTCTACATATGATTATGAGAAGATACCGTTTACCAGTCCGAGAATGAATTACATGACATTCGGTGGAATAACAGAGGGTAGACTTATTGAGTTCTTTGGCGAGAATCAGAGTGGAAAAACAACTACAGCGTTAGATGTAGTAGCTAATTTCCAGAATAAATATCCCGATAGAGAGGTGTTGTATGTAGATATAGAACATACATTTGATGCAGTATGGGCTACAAAGATAGGTGTAGATGTAGATAGAGTATATCTTGTAGAACCTGAAAATCAGTCAGCCGAAGAGTTGTTTGAGATAATCTGTAAAGCAGTAGATACTGGTGATGTAGGACTATGGATAATAGATAGTATAGGTGCTTTACAGTCACAGCAAGAGTTTGATAAAGAGATAGGCGAAAGAACATATGGTGGTGTATCTATGGCACTTACAAGATTTGTCAAGAAGGTAGACCAGTTACATCATAAGCATAATTGTACAGGCATAGGCATTAATCAGACAAGAGAAGATTTAAATAGCCAGTGGGGTGGAACAACAACACCTGGTGGTAAAGCATGGAAGTTTATGTGCTCTATAAGAATAGAATTTAGGATGGGTAAGTTCTTTGATGATAAGGGTAATGAACTTACAAGAAGTGCAGAGAATCCTGCTGGTAACTTTATCATGGCAAGTGTTGTGAAGAATAAAACAGCACCGCCTTCAAGAAGAATAGGACAGTATCGTATAAGATATGATAGTGGTATAGATTACTTTGCAGACCTGATAGACGTTGCGGTACTCTATAATATCATAGACAAGCGAGGAGCTTGGTATAGCATTATAGATATAGAGACCGGCGAAGTATTGAGAGATAAGATGCAGGGAATACAGAGCGTGTATGACGTATTCAATAATGATGCCGAGTTGCTACAGCGTGTAGAAGATATGATAGCAGATAAGGAGAGAGATGAATAGGCCAACTCGATTCTTTTCCAAAGCCCAAGAGAACACAGTAGCAAAAGCTGTTGGCGGTAAAAGAACTGCCAACAGTGGCGCTACGCCCTTTAGTAAAGGTGATGTAAGAACAGATAAGTTCCTTATAGAATGTAAGACTTGTGTAACGGAAAAGAAATCGTTTGCGATAAAGAAAGAGTGGATAGATAAGAATAAGGAAGAAGCGTTTGCTATGAATAAACCTTATTCAGCGATAGTATTTAACTTTGGTCCTGATACAGAGAACCATTATATAATAAATGAGAAACTATTCAAAAGATTGCAGGCATTATTAGAAGATGAATAGTGCCTGTTGTTTTATATTAGAAAATGTGTTATAGTATGTTTAGAGTTAAAGATGACTCGCAACACGAAAGGAGAAAGAACGAATGAGAGAAGTAAGAGATGATGATGTATTATTAATGTGGTTTGACAAGTTAGTTGAAGCACAGAGAAACTATTTAGGGATAGCTAGAAGTATTATATGTGTAGGTACTCTTGATGATACCATACATATAGGTCAGTCTAACTACAATGACTTTAAAAGACTATCAGAACTACTGAATGCGGAAATCTATCAAGACGAAACATGGGGAGCTAATGACGAATATATAAAGTATTATTTTAAGTACGATGAGTTTAAGGTTATGTGTCTGATTGATAATCCTAACTATGTAAAGGAGGAAAAGAACAATGGTTAATATGAAGGAGAAGTTAGACCGCACAGTAACATTACATCAGCCAGGGTTCGATGAAGTAGTATGGGAGAACCCATCAAGAGAAGAGTTAAATAATATATTTGACCATCTCAAGGAGTTAAATAGTAAGGGCAGAGATATCGAGAATTTCAAGATTGAAAGACACGTTAAGTTGTTTGATTTTGTAAAGGAGTTTGGAGAAGAATGAGTGAGAAAGGAACTATCATAATCTTAATACTATCTATGCTAGTTCCTTTTTATTGGGTGTTTATAAAGCATGACGAGTTCTTTATATTACTACTAATAGAAATAGCATTTATGGCAATAATAGGATTAATGTATGTTGCATTAGTATTTTTAGCAATGTGGACAGTAAATGCAATTAGTCGATTATTGTATGCGTTAAAGGAGCGAATACATGGCAAAAAATAGAGCGGAGTACATGAAAGAGTATAGAGAAAACAATCCTGGTAAAGCCTATGAGAATACTAAAAGATGGAGAGAAAAACATCCTGAATTAAGGTACGAAGGCAAGAAACGCTATTACCAGAAAACAATCAATTCAGTTAATAGTAAATGCAGGTATACAGTTGAAGAAATTGAAATGATACTAAAACATGAAATACCCGATAGTGAATTGTCAAAAGAATTAGGACGTTCAGTTGGTTCTATACAACACGTAAGAAATAGGTATAAAGATAAATATGAAATATGGAATGGTATTCATGCACAAGTATTAGCGCCAAAAGGAACATTTGAGAAGATATTTAATGATTTGGAGAGTGAGGTAGAAGAATGACACTTGAAGAAGCAATTTTACACGCAGAAGAAGTAGCAGATGAAAAAAAGGAAGAGGCTTGTAATCTTTATGATGCCAAAAATTATGAAGAGTCAAGGGAATGTATATGGTGTGCCGATGAACACAGACAACTTGCAGAATGGCTTAAAGACTACAAGCGGTTGTTAGAGCAAGAACCTATCCTTGAGAAAATAAGAGCCGAGATTGAAGCCTTACCGAGAGAATTACCAACAGACGCAAGAAATATGGTACGCAGAACAAGAGTGTTGGATATTATCAATAAATACAGAGGTGAGGGATTATGAATGCACGTCAGAAAGCGAAATATTATAAACGTAAGTACAAAGAACTTTCATTTATGCTAATATCAAAATCTATAATAGAGTCTCGAAAAATAGATACTTTAAAATTTAAAAAATATTATCCCAAAGAAGATGCTATTATATCATCAGAGTATATAAAACATACTGCTAAAAGTGATTTTGTAGATTATATTGCTAGTAGAATAGATGACTATGCAGTATTTGAAGAACATTTTGATGAAATATCAAATAATTTCTATGTTACTGGCAAGATTGATATTGTTTGTCCATTTAAATGAGGTACAAAAATGAAGTTAGTAATTGATATACACGAAAAAGACTATATGTCAATAATATATAGAAGGTATGTTTCTAGTGGAGCAGTCGATGCGATTATGCACGGAACACCACTTAATGATTTAAAATCAGATATAGAACCAAAATGTGACCGCATTAATAGTTTGGCAAGCGTATTGCCTTATACAGCACATAGAGAGATACAAGAGTTGTTATGCGAGATTATGGATTTGTGCAAAGAAAGTGAGGAAATATGATAAGAAAAACATTGTATGGAACACTAACGCAGGATGAAGAACTGAATGAGAATGAAAAGGCTATGCTATATATAAAAGAATGTGCTGAATTAGTAGGACTAGAAGTTATAGAAGGTAAGACGGCGTTTGATATAATCTTTATGGCAGAGATTATGAAAAGATTGAGAGGGAGAATAAATGAAAAAGAGCATTGATTTTGATAGCCTTACAGTAGCAGATATACCTAATTTAAGTGGCCACTTTAAACATAGATATGAAGTTTATATAAAAGGTAAGGAAGCAAAGAATAAAGCAAAGACAGATTTTCTTTGGAATAAATGTTTTGAGGAGAGTTGTAGTAAGTATGCAGACAATACCTGAAAAGATACAACAGAGAAGGCTACAGATATTAGTTCATTCCTGTATATATTATGAGTTTGATACTAATATAGTAGATGACCATACATATAATAAATGGGCACATGAGTTAGCAGATTTACAACAGAAATATCCTGAAGAAGCAAGTAAAGGATTATATGCAGAAGCATTTAAAGACTTTGATGGCAGTACCGGATTTGATTTACCTAAAGATGAATTTGTAAGAATAAGGGCGAAGAAGTTACTTGAAATAAGAGATAAGGTAAATAAGCCTGAAGCAGTAAAAGAAACTAAAAAGAAAGGACGTCTATTCTGACTGCGATATAGACGATTTTAGACACTTTATGCAAGAGATAGTACATGACTACATTTACACGCTTAAAACGCTTAAATCAGTCGATTTGACGTATCAGAGAGTGTCTTGTGTGAATGATAACAGCATAGACATACAAGAAGAGTTAAGACCATTGATACAAACGATAGCAGAGTACACATATATAGGAAAAAATATACACTTTTATAGAGATGTATATGCCCCATTGAAATACTATCCTAAATCTGATAACTTCATGCTCATATGTATATCAGGTGGCAAAGACAGTATAGCTACAGCCAAATACTATAAAGATTTGGGATATACGATAATGTTGTATCATATGCATGGAATAAATAAGGCATATCATGATGAATATACTGTTATACCAAAGATAGCAGAGCTTTTAGATTGTAAATACTTTATACAGGATGTATATCTTAAGGGCTCTCATATGTATATAGAACATCCCATGAAGAATATGCTTATCGCCAATGGAGCTATACAATTTTGTCTGACACATAATCTACCAATAAACCTAGCATTTGGTAATTACTCTGAATCGAGGCTAGATGATATGGAATTTAATATATGTGCCGGTGATAGCAGAGATATGTGGGATATATATGAGAAGATAATTCAGAATGAAATTCCAGATTTTAAAATATATACACCGCTAAAGAATGTAAAGGAAACATATGAGATACTTATAGAAGAACAGGAATTATTTAAAAATTCCATGTCTTGTATATCACCTTTCAGATTTAGAAAATATTGGGCTAAAAGAACAGAGAATAAATATGGTGTAAGACTTATGCCTAATAGATGTGGTTGTTGTTGGAAATGTTGCTTTGAATATATGGTTTTAGCAGACTCTGGAATGTCGTATAATAGAGAATATTATATGCATTGTTGGGAAATACTTAAAAAGACTGCAAGAAAGGAGACGGGTTTAAATTTGACAGACCAAGAAATATGGGACAGATATTTCTGGTATGATGCTAATATTGCAAATTTAAAAAATTTGGAAAATTTCAGAATAACCCGCAAAAATATATATGCCACTTTTCAAAGAAGAGAAAAAATTACCTAAGTTTTCACTGGCTGATAAATTCACTATCAGCCCTTTTTCCGTGTTACGAAAGACAGCAGGACCATGGCAAGATAGAAAAAGATATTGGCTGTCAATGGGAATAGCAAGTGAAGAAGGAAGAGATACAAAAAGATATAATGCATTACCTACTAATATAGGTAGTACCAGACATTATGATGCCTATCAAGAATCTATATCCACATTTGACCCAACTCTCTGTGAAATTATATATAAGTGGTTCAGTAGTCCTGGTGATAAGATATTAGACCCCTTTGCCGGTGGTAGTGTTAGAGGTATTGTAGCCAGTGCAATGGGAAGAATATATACCGGCATAGATTTATCAGCCAAACAAGTTATAGCAAATCAGAACCAATATGATAATTTTCAAAATATATATGCGAATATGACAGGAGCGTCAGAATGGGTTACGGGAGATGCTGAATACGCCTTGGACCAGATAGAGGATGGTTCCTACCAGATGTTATTCACTTGCCCACCCTATTACAACCTCGAGCAGTATACCAGAGACCCTCGGGATTTGAGCCGGCAAGAGACTTACGATTCATTCTTGATAAAATATACGGCTATATTAGAAAAAGCTCTAAATAAGCTAAATCCAAGCTCTGGAGCATATATTGTGATAGTAGTCGGTGAAGTCAGAGACCCAAAAACAGGTGCATATTATGGTTTAGTGCCTGATACTATAAATATTTTCAGAAAAGCTGGTTGTCATTACTATAATGAGATTATCCTAGAAGATGAAGTAGGTAGTCTTGCTATTAGAGGACCTAAATACTTTAAACAGAGTAGGAAAATAGGGAAAATGCACCAGAATATTCTAGTATTCTACAAGGGAGACCTTTCTAAAATTCGAGAGAAAACAGAGGGGCAGAATGAAGCAAATCAGTTCCTCGATTGAGTCTCTTCTATTATAATAACACGCACACGAAAAATCGAATTACCTGTTGCTTTCTGTAGTTGTATATGATAATATGTGAGCATGAAACATACAACAACACGTTTTTGAAAGGAGCAGACGATGTATACAGACATCAATTTTAAAACAAAAAAGGCTTTAAAGGAAGCAGTAATGAAAGGTGAGAAGATAACATACTATCAGCCCGGTCCATTCGGTGGAAATGAGATTCAGAATGGAACAATCTGTGTTGAAGGACCTCACTACCCAGAACCACATAGATGGTATGCAGAGTGTAAAGTCGCTGACGGATATATTGTGTCAGTAAAGTAGAAAGGAGAAGCATATGACAGGACCAGAATTAGCCAAAGAGATAGCAAGTAGTTTAAATTCCTTTAGTTTTGATACTAAAGGTTTTTGTAAAGAGATGATGCAGGAGCATAGGACACTACAGCAGAGTTTCATGCACCTAATAAGGGATTATATTCAGTATGTAGCAGAACAGCCAGACTATATGTTTGACGGCAGAAATGAAGCAAGTAGAGACTTTGCCAAGAGGGTCGCAGAAATTGAAGATGACTGTTTACCTATGATATAATTACCAGTTGCAAATAATCAAGCCTTGTGATAGACTGTATTTGTAAACAAAAACAGAACAAAGTCAAGTGACCTGTTGGGCTATCTATGAGATGCGGATATCAGTATTACATGACTACCGCATAGTCCAATACTGATAGTCATAGATAGTCTAGCAGGTCACTTGACAAGACAAGAAAGGAGACAAGAAATGACCAAGAGACAGGAAGACATCATTTGTAAGAATCTACGGGCGTTTACAACTAACTTTGGCGCACCGAGAATCGAGAAAGCCGACTTCGGAACAGGTTTTTATGTATTTTTTCCCGCTGATGCTGAATCCTACATTCAGTTTTGCGAGAACATACATTATCTTGACGGGTGGCTTTACGGAGTAGTACAAGGAGCAGTAAGAGGAGAATTTAAACCATTTAGAACAGGAGGAATTAAAGAATGTTAAAAGTAACAATTAATAGCGGTAGTGCACCAGAAAGGTCTATCTATGTCAATGATTTGGTGGACATAAAGGTAGTTCAGGATGCAGTCCTTGATGAATTTCAGAAAGTAATGGCACAGGAAGCTGAGGATGATAAAATTATCCTTCAGCGAATACTTGAAAAAGCCGATTGTGAGACCGTGAGTGACCTTGATGATTACATTGAAAATGCGGTAGAGTTACAAGATGCTCTGGATAGTTCTGACTATGATTCCATAGATGAGATGACAGAAGCCATTGATGGTATGAAAGACGCCTTATATGAGATTTCTAGGTTAACAGGCGATTGGGTATAGGAGGTATATATGGTACATATTGTATTTGAGTACCGTGATGCCTTAAGTAATTGGGAGTGGAGGAGACAGGAATGTACTGTCTCCTCACTCGCCGAGTGCGAGAAAATCTACGGTCTTGGAGTTGACTGTGACTACCGTATTATTTCAGTTTTGCCAGCAGATTGACCTGTTGCTTTCTGTTCTTGTTTGTGATAGTATAGTCTTGTAAACAAAAACAAGCTTACAGACAAGAAAGGAGAAAGCTATGACAGTAGAAGAGATTTGGAACAAATTAGAAGATGACGGTATAGCCACATATGACGAATTATGCCTAGCAACTAGTCTTGATGGTTATTCAAAGGAGACATTGTACGATGTATTGTACATACGTACAGGCTACAGAAACTTTGAGCAAATGGAGGATGAGAGATGACTAATGCGGAAAAGATAAGAATAATCGAAAGTGCGCCAGTTATAGGATATTGGTCTTGTTTGGGAGGAGTAGAAGTAAGATTCATTGATTATACAGCAGATGGTATTATGTTCTACATCAAAGCTAATGCATGGTATGGTAAGCCTACGTACCACATTCGTAAGGTGATAGAGCAGTACACAAACGATGGCAGACATAGAGATAATATCAGGATTTATAATCAGAGATTGTACCTCGATGAATGTTTAAGAGCATAGGGGGTACAAATGGCGTTGATATTTTTAGCATATAGTGTCTGCGCCATATTTGAGTTCTTATTAGGATTCTTTAAGTGGACACTTGTAATGTTAGTTCTTTGGATTATATGCAAAAGGTGGGTGAGAAGATGAGTTTAGCGGAACGATTGGATAAGATAATGTTTGACTATGACCCTTATAGTTATAGGGATTCAGATTTATCGGTAGAATTTTTTGAAGAGTCTCTGGCAAAATCGCCAGAGACGATAATAGACGGGCTGTTAGATACTATAGAGTGTTTAATGGAAGCCTGTGATAATTACGCACAAGAATTGGATGATAGGAGGTAGAAATGGACGAGGATAGATTGAGTAGTGCGGATATCTATGATAAGTTAGTTCATCCAGTATGTGCTCTTGAAGAGTATATTAACATGGCGAACAGTTCACCGATTGTAGATACGATAGCATTGGCATTACGTAGTATCTTAAATGAAGTAGAGGAAGATATGTATAAGGAGGCAAATAGAAATGGAAAGTAGAAAGTTTGTATGTTGTTTCTGTGGAAGAGAGTTTGAGGGCTATGGAAATAATCCTTGGCCAGCAGATAAGCACCCAGACCATAGGTGCTGTGATGACTGCAATTCTGATATTGTAATACCGACAAGGTTAGATTTAATGTATGCTAAAAAGGAGGATAAATAATGAAAAGATACCCACAGGAGAAAATTGATAAGATTAAAGAACAGTTCTATGGACTGATAAAAGAGAAAGGATTTACAGGTTTACGAGCTTTTGCCAGAGCAACGAATATTCAGGTAGGGAATATATATTCAAATATTGATGGCAGATATGAACTCGGAATAAAGAGGGCTTTTATCTACGCCAACGCATTGAATGTACCTATTACAGATATTCTGGCTATCTTCTATGAAGATGAGATGGCAGAGAACTATAAATCAGCATCGTAATCGCCTGTTGAAAAATAATTAGCCTTATGATATAGTGTAGTTGTAAACAAAAACAGCTACACTATTTTTTGTGAAAGGAGAAAGCTATGACATTTAGAGAATGGTTAGACATTACATTTTATCCAGGTTTTGATGCTTCTGGACTTGATGACCAGCAGTATTGGGATTTAGAGGACTTGTACAATCAGTATGAAGAAGAGGAACTAGGTATTTTTGATGATGAGGAGGATTTCTAATGATTACAGTAGATACACCAAATGGAAGACAGACACTATTCAATGATAAGGATTCGATAGATTTAATCAGAACCTATATATCTGATGAATTTGCGGATTACATATCAGATAAGATTGTGGAATTTGATGAGGTAGAGTGGAGAAATGCTCAAGAATGGGCTAGTGATTATCAGGCTATGGAGATGGAGAATGAAGAGTGGCGAGATGAGTTGTATGAGATTAATAGCCAATTACAGCAATTATCCGTAAAAGCAGAAGAGCCTGGATTCTCTAAAAAGAAGCTAATAGCGGAGATAGACAAGATTTGGCTACACATTCAAGCAGTTCTTTAAAACTGCCTGTTGAAATCATGTACGCCATATGATATAGTAGTGTTGTAAACAAGAACACAACGCAAGTGAAGCAATCGGGGCTACGACAAGTCTCTGGCCCCGATAGCAGAAGCCAGATAGTGTTAAGACAAAGCCAGACAAACGAAAGGAGATACAAAAATGGCTAAAAAGAAAACAAATTGGTATTACATTCTAGTATTAACAAACGAAGGTCCCATATTCGTGACAAGCTTTGATAATACTAGCAGATTCGCTCATTGGGATAAGTCAGAAAGCCCTATGGAAATGAAGAAATCTACGGCAGATGACATTGCATTGGGTTTAGCTAGTAATGGCTATATGGCACTTTCAGTACACACAAAGTTTGAGATGACCAATCAGCCGTATCTTTACAGCAAAGGTCACTTTGAGTGGAAATGGGATGAGAAGAAAGGAGAAAAATAATATGGCAACAAGAGTAAATCCGGGCACAAGAAAGGCACAGGAACTGATATCTGATATGTTCCGTAGTTACTATAAGGGAAGAACGCTCTACGACTGCTACGGCAGTTGTAGTAGCGCCAAGAGAAGAGCGTGGGAAGAGATATCACGCCAGTGTAATGAGCTTGATGGTGAGAATCTTCACATAGTAGGAGCAGGAAGTCATTTCTTCTCATGTATATATGCTTATCCAAAGTTAAGCGCCGTGACGGGAGAGATTACGGATATGGTAATCAGAAAAGAGACTGCCGCACATACGTATGAGTTGACCCTGCCGTTAGAAGAGTACAATAAGTACAGATAAGAGGAGAGGGCGAAAGCTCTCTTCTTTTTTACCTATTGTATTAGTGTTGACCCTATGCTATACTGTAATTGTAGAAAAGAACAGCACGAAAGGAGTTACATTATGGCAAAGCTTTACAGAAACAAACAAGGGGAGAAATTGTACCCCGTATGCTCATGGGAAAGAAATCAGCACAAGATTTATAATGCCTTGACCAGAGCTATGAACGACCTCTATAATGCAGAGGAAGATAATAGCGTTACCGCAGAAGAATATAATAGGTTACTTGACAGGAAAGAGCAGATAGAGGAAGCACTGGCTGCCTTTGATAGATATGTTATAGGACCTACGGTGTACGCTACGTATAAGGAAAGTTGTATTATAAAAGACCTCATAGGTGCATATGATGTAAGACACGATATGAAAGGAGATTGGAAATCATGGGAATAAGATATGAAGACCAGTGTGTAGGATGTACAAGTATGGGTTTACCGTGCATGGGTAGTATTTGCAAGAATAAAGATGTGCCGATTTGGTACTGTGATAAGTGTGAGGAAGAATGTGTAGACCTGTATGAAGTAGATGGTTATGAGGTATGTGAAAGCTGTGCCTTGAAGATGTTGCCAAAAGTGCATGAAGAATAAGGAGGTATTACTATGATGAGAATATCAGATTTGGAACCCTATATTAATATCAATACAGAGATAGTGGTGTTGGATTGGGATGGGGATGAAGTAGGAAGATATGACGGGAAGAACTCGTTGGATGAAATACAAGATGCCGTTATCTCACAGTTTTGGGTTGCTAAAGATAAGTTGGTAATTGAAGTGTATTAAATTACCTGTTGTAAGCGTGCTGTCCTTATGATACAATGTACTTGTAAATAAGAACAGCACAGCACGAAAGGAGATGCGGTATGATTAAAGTAACAAGATGGTTAGATAGTTGTAAGGTGAGGAATATGTGCATAGCTTACAGATATTACACTCGTGGCGATTGTGCATCCTATGACAAGATGTTAAGCACAGCCGATAATATGAATGCGGATGACCTCGATAGTGTATTGACCATAGCCGAAGATATCTATGAGCATAGTACCCTTAAGGATGATTTAGAATATCCTAGAAGAGACTGCCTTGAGGGAATTATGAGCCAGTTATTAATCGAGTGTACAGATTTGTATGTGGATATAGACAGATAAGGAGTGGAACTTATGAACGGATGTAATAATTGTGCCCATTGTAAGTGTTATCCGGGGGACCGTTGGACCCCCGATGAGTACGAATGTACAGCAATGGAGTTTGGTAGTGATGACTACGGTAAGACAGAAGAAGAGTGGGATAAGATTATGACCAGAGTGTGGGAGAATGGTGAAGAGTGGAATGAGACCGAAGAACCAATCTGCCCTGCATGGGAAGAAAATACTTATGACCCAGAAGATGAGTATTGGGACAAATATTCATGGGAAGAAAATCATTATGATAAGGATGAAAGATATTAAGGGAAGAACAATCTTCCCTTTTGTGTGATAGCAGTTGGTACCGACCGTTGTTATAGTTGATTTCACCGAAGCTTAAAGTTGTTTTTACCTGTTGTAATCAGTAATGCCTTATGTTATACTGTAATTGTAGTTAAGAACAGAGCACAGCAGAGTGCACACCAGAAAGGAGATACAAAATGAGTAATTTAGGAATTCACGTACTTTTCAGGTACAGCAAAAAGACAGGAGAAATTGATACAACAATGACAGGTATGGGTTCAGCGGTAATGCAGATGTGGGCATTACAGAACACAACCAAGACAAAGGGCTGTATGATATTTGAAAGGGAGACGGGTAATCTTGTTTTTGCAACATATGGCACAGCAGACGGTTTCCCTAAAGTAAGGAAGGGCAAGCAATGTGAGGGCAAGACTTGTGAAGATATGGGCATACCATTTTCAGCACTACAGGAAATAACAGATGACAGGTTTGATGCATAGAGAGGAGAGTTGTGATGAGAGAGGAATATCAGAGAGAATTACAATTATTGGCTATAGGTCTTATAAGGAGAGGTATACAGTTTGAGTTCCGTGATTGCTTCGAAGGTGGACAGATACTAGTATACGAACCCACAGGATGTCCTTATGATATATCGGGTGAACTGATAAGAAAATGGGATGCAGTATGCCACGACGGAAGTTATGGTCACGAAGTCGGAAAATTAGAAATAATGGGTGACTTGGTAGATAAGACAAAGACCGATGATGACGTAGAAGGGTTGTTAACAGCAGAGGAGATATTAGAAAGATTGGATAAGGAGGTAAAAGAATGAGAAGAGCGGTAATGATGATAGGATTTATAGTATGGACATATCTATGTATATATAGTACCTACTGGAATACAGTAGAGCACGCATCCCCTAAAAAGGTAGGGGATATGTATGAGATAACCTACTATAATACAGGCGAGACACACGTTTACAGATAGAAAGGAGAATGGAAATGAAAATAGTTATTAATGCTTGTTTTGGTGGATTTAGTGTATCTAAGGAAGTCTATGAGAGATTGGGAAAAGAATGGGATGGGTATGGTTTTGCTTTCGATAATGACCGTACTAACCCTGACCTCATAGCAGTAATTAAGGAAATCGGTAGTAAGAGAGCCTCAGGTCATTGTGCAGAGTTGAAGGTTATAGATATACCAGAAGATGCTACAGATTGGGAAATCAATGAGTACGATGGTTCTGAGGATATCGTATGTGTAGTAGATGGTAAGATACAGCATTTGTATTAAGGCAGAGAAATCTGCCTTTTCTTTTTATATTGGTTGGTTCCTACCGCTGACAATCAGACTGTTTTTACCTGTTGCAAACACTTGTGCCATATAATAAGATGTACTTGTAAGAAAGAACAGAGCACAGATGTGCAGAGAGGAGATACTATGACAAGACAGAAGAAAGAGTTGGTAAGGAAGATTGAGAAGATAAATAATTTCATCATGGCTGACGAAGAGCTGGGATGTGGCTTCGCACCCGCAGGATTCTATGATTCGCTGTATGAGGAGATATACAAGCTGGAAGAGGAACTAGCAGAGCTGATGCATTACTCATCGGTAGAAGAGATGTACATGGATATGCGTGGCTGTGAGCACGATTGGGTATAGAAAGGAGATAAGGCAATGGCACAGAGGAGAAAGAGTTTATCGGAGAATGATATCAGAACAATCGTGGCAGTATGGAATAGTTTGCAAGAGAGGTGTGGGTATAACTGGAATGAACTGAACAAGTTCATCGGTAGCATGACTCTGGATGATATGTACAAGCTAGGGTGGAAATTAGAGGACTGGCTCGATGGCGGTAAGAAAGAATGGGAGGAATGGTCATGACACAATACATGGTACATTGTTTCTATAGAGAGGCTATAGTATTCAGAGGCACAGAAGAAGAGTGCCTGAAGTTCATAAATGAAAACGATGGCAAGGATAAATATGAGTTAGAGTTATATTGGGCAAACCCCGGTGATAAGTATTACAGAGAAGAGGAGGAACAGGAAGATGATAGAATATAGGGCAGCCATAGTAGATGAATTAGGATATGTAGTATACTGGTGTAGTGAGTTACCAAAAGAAGAAATAGCCATGATACTAGATAAACATCCAGAATGGCGGATACAAGGAATAGAGGTATAAATAATACCTCTTTTTCTTTTAATCTAAATAAGGTAGGTACCAAATCTGAAAAACCAAAAGCCAAATACAAATCTATATATTTCCAATTTATATATGCTCTTTAAAGATACGCCGAAGGATTGAAATATACAGTAGGCCTAGACCTAGAAATTCGGCCAAAAGAAAAAATCCAAAACTCGGCGGTATAAGAAAGCCTTATCCCATTCCATATATATCAATACATACTAATATAGTCCATATACCTCAAAAACCAAAGTCCAAAAGCCAACAGACCAATTGTTAAATTCTTAACAATGTTGTTAAAATACCAGAAATCTACGAAAACTGACCGTCCGTCATAAAATTCCACGAAAAATAGTATCCTCGTTAAATTTTTAACAATCTCGCAAAACTCGACCTTGGGTAGGAACCTGCCAAGGCTCTATTTTAGGCTATTTTTGAGGGATGGTACCGTCCTAGCAGATTTGTCTCTTATTATATAATACGTGCGTGTGAAAGATTAAAAATACCCGTTTACAATCATGTTATAGTATGATATGATGTATTTGTAAACAAGAGATACAGCACGACAGAGTGCAGACACGAAAGGAGATTTTAATCATGGCTAATAAGACAGCTAACACAAAGGTAACTACAAACAAGGCAACAGAGAAGAAGGCAGCTCCAAAAGCTACAGCTCCCAAGAAAGAAGCTCCAAAGACTTCTAAACCCGCTACTCCCAAGAAGAGTGAAGAGAAGAAAGAGCCGAAGCCTGCTTTTGATGCTAAAGCAATAGCTAAGGCAATCATTGAAGAGTTCAAGGCAGATAAGAGCGTGGATATTGTAGCTGATACATCTTTGAAGGCAGGGCCTAGAGACGCCAATCAGCCTGAGTTCTCTTATATCCATTTCTTTAGAAAGGGTACAGAGAAGGATATGTTCAAGATGTATAACAACTCTAGGGGCACTAGATTTGCTATCAGCAGGGCAGTATATGAGAGTGGCAAGCTTAAAGACGCCAAGCCCATCAAGAAGAAGAATAAGAAGGGCGAAACGGTAGTAGTATATGCCAACATATGTGTACCCACAGCAGATGCAGCCGCTACTGCCAAAAGTATCATCGAAGCCTATATGGCGATTTAATTAACCAACAACCACATAGTGTATCTCTTTCATGGGCAGGGATTTATATCTCTGCCCTCTTTCTTTATATATTTATATATCCTACCTATATATGGCCTGGTACCGGGGGTTAAAAGATGTATCTATATTTTAGGATGGTACCGTCCTTCACTATTTCTCTTATTTCAGTATCTGAAAGCTATTCTTCCTAGGCTATATGAGCTTCATATAGACGTTTTTAGACGCTTTAAATATGTATATGTATATTAGTACGCTTATGATTTGAAATGCTCTAAATGAAGCGATTTCAAAAGAGTCGGTACCGTCCGTTCGAGACGATTATTTGTCCATTTGAGTAGTTTTGTAGCCTATGATATGATAAAGCTGTAGATGAAAACAAGCACATCTCACAGAAAGGAGACATTATATGAAACACGAGTTAACACCAGAACAAGAACAGAGCATTAAAGATATGGTAGATGCATTAAAGAAATATCCAAAGCATTATTCTATGAATCCACTAGATGATATAGATTGGGATGAAGATGAAGAACAGTATATGTTTGATATACCAGCAGATGAGTTTATGAAAGGAGTGTAGGGAGCATAGCTCCCTCTGAGGCAGCAGGGTAGGCACCTGCCTAGCTAGATGAGCTTCATTCACCAGTTGCACCATGCTGTCAATATGTTATAATAAGATTGTAATTAGAAACAAGCACACAGAAAGAGAGATGCCTATGAAAATGATTGACCTTGTATTTTATGATTTAATGCGTTGGGCCTGTCCTGAATTTGACCCAGCAAATTGCATGAGTCCTGAAGAGTTATCGAAAGTAGAGATTACCGAGATAGCAGAGAATGATTTTCATGTAGTATATGACAGATTAAATCCTTGGGACGGGTTTGATTATAAGATAAGAATCACCGAGACCGAAGATACATATGAATTTGCCATATATGAGAGTGCATATGGAGATACCGACATTATAGTAAGAGACAAAAATCTCAATATCCTATATGCTCTTGATTTAGATACTAGAGAGATAACCCGAGATTATAGAGAGAGCCACTAAGGCTCTCTTTTTGAGGCAGCAGGGAAGGTACCGTCCTAAACGATGTCAGTAAAACTACCAGTTGAGATATACTATAGCCTATGTTATACTATAATTGTAAACAAGAACAGCATACGTGCAGAGCACAGAGAGGAGATACAATATGTACGAATTTAGAGTGTATTTTAGAGATGGTAATCAGAAATTATTTTTAGGGGAGAATATATATGATGTCTTACAGTATGTTCTTACCCAGAATTATGATGAGGAAGATGTTGTCAGAGTAGAAGAAGTGTAGGGAGAAGTTTCTCCCTCTCTTTATTAGTAGGGGTTGGTACCTTCCAAGAGAATCTCTTTAAAACTACCAGTGTATTAGTATCAATACCTATGTTATACTGTAATTGTAACAGAGAACAGATTGCATAGATGCAGAAAGGGAATTTTATGTTTTATGAAATTTTAGATTTTCACTACAAGAATGAACAGCCGGAGTTGGCATTTGAGAACGATTGTGATAGTGCCGAACAATGTATTGATATGTTTATATCAATGCTTGTAGACTTAATCGGCGAAGTAGATGAGCATGACCAACTTGTTATAGACAAGTTACAAGCTGGAGATTATGAGCTTCATGAGCGTGAGGAGGGAGGTTCTATAATAGTAAGAACATATTAAAGATAGAGAAGAAAGTCAATCGGCTTTCTTCTTTCTTATCTGTAGTGGAAGGTACCTTCCCAAGAGAGTTCTATCATTTATCCAGTGTCATAAACAGCTTTCCTATGATA